TACTAACGAAAGACGTTATTATTCACAATAGAGCTTACTTTTACCTTTGCTTTAACCAGTCAGGCGACCTAATTAAAATCAAACATATAGGAGCTGAAAAAATTAGAAAGGATAAATACGGAGAAACTTACTTTATTTGCGAAGACTGGAGTTCACAAATTGACATTAAAGAAATAAAGCCTTATAAATGGAACTTAAAGCAACGTGAATGCTTATATGTTTACGAGAATAAGTCCGTAGGTCAAGACGTTTACCCGTTACCGCAGTATTCGAGTGCAATGAATTGGGCGTTTTTGGACGGTGAAATGAGTTACTTGCAAAAGAGTAATATTATAAATTCTATTTTTCCGTCGTTTGCAATGATGTTCCCAAAGAAACCACAGAGCGAGGAAGAAAAGATTGCAATTAAAAACACTATTGACAAGGCGAAAGGCGCTCAAAACGGCGGTAAAGCGATTGCATTCTTTGCAAACAACGCTGAAAGCCTACCTAAAATCGAAAGCATTCCAACTAATTCAAACGATAACTTATTTCAAAACACGACCGAGTCAATAGATTCAAAGATTTGTCAAGCGCATATTATCGATCCTATCTTAATGGGGATTAGAGTAAGCGGAAAACTTGGTTCAGGAAGTGACATAAAACAAGCTTACATTATTTTCGAAAAAAACACGATTATTCCTTTAAGAAATATTATTGAGGACATCATAAACGACTTGTTAAAAATCGCAGATGTTAAAGCGGACTTTACTATAAACAATTTCCAAATCGTTAATGAAACTATTGTAGAGCTTGACGAAAATACAAGCGCAGTTAACGACGCTTTAAACACTATGAACCCCGAGTTAGCAAAAAAGGTAATTGAAACAATGACCGTTAACGAAATTCGTGCGATGGTTGGACTTCCAGCAATTCAAGAAACGCAAACACCGACATTATGATTTACTTTATAACTGAAAACTACCTTAAGACGCAAACACCGATAACGGCAAACGTAGATGTTAACGACGTTACCCCGTACATTCGAACGCAAAGCGATATGCGAGTACAACCTATTCTCGGAACGTACTTTTATAACTATATGCTAACGGGCTACAATGCGCAGACTTTAAACAACGACGAAGAAACTTTAGTTACTTATATTCAACCCGTGGTTGCGTGGCGTTCTGCTGAAGATGCTGTTTTTGGCTTATCGTACCAACTTAAAAACAAAGGTATCCAACAACAATTTGGTGACTATTCAAACGCGGTTACACAAAACGAAGTGGCTTTTTCAATGGAGCATTACGGGCAAAAGGCAAGTTTTTACGAGGCAAGGTTATTCAGATTCTTAAAGGAAAATAAAGACTTGTTTCCTGAATTTATTTCAGACCTTAACAAAGATTCAGATATAAGACCAAGCAAAAAAGAGGACACAGGATATACAACGCAAATTTTAATACTTTGAAAACATACTTAATTACTTTGTTTAATTCGTTGTTGGTCTTTTTAAGCCCTATTAAATTTATTGTTTTACTCGTTGCCTTATCTACAGTTATCGATACTTTTTTTGGTGTATGGAAAGCTCACAAAGTAGGTGAAAGTATTCAGTCTAAAAAATTACGTCACGGATTCGTACCTAAATTAATCACTTATTGTGCTGCGGTTATCATTACTTACGCCACAGATTACTATATTCTAAACGACCTTACACAAACGGTTGTAGCCGTTGACCATTTAAGCACTAAACTACTAGCGTTGGTTCTTATAAGCATCGAGGTCAAATCGATGGACGAAAGTTTCACGAAGGTTAAAGGTTATTCGTTTATAACCAAGATTACCAATCTAGTTAGAAAAGTTAAAGACGTTAAAAAAGAACTCCAAGAATGATAAACACAAATAAATTAACGTTCGTTTTATTGCTTGTTTTAGCGTACATTTTATTATTTAGGTGTTCAGCTACTTACCACCTTGAGAAAGCGGTTAAAAAAGGCGTTAAAATCGATTCTAGAGTTGACACGGTTCGAGTTTACTTTAGAGATTCGGTAATAAAAGACGGGTTTAAAGAATATTTTTATAACTACCGCGACACCATCGTACAAAATAACACGGTTTACGTGCCAAAAACACGATACCAAACTAAAACCGAGTACAAAATAATCAAAGAACAAATACAACAAGACGCCAAGACGGACAGACTGCAATTAAAGCAAGACGCAAAGACCGACCGTAAAGAAATACAAGCGGAAAAAAAGACTTCATTAAGTTCAACACTCAAAGTTATTGCCGTTATTCTTGGACTTGTCTTATTAATTGTTTTACTTTTAAGAGCAAATAAAAAAATCGGACTATGAACAATGTAAGAAAATACACCGACAAACAACTTTTAGACAAGGTTAAATCCTTAGACACCTTCGAAAGTATTCCTTCAAACTATTGGGCTTTATTTGTGCGCTCAAACGAAGACGCTGCGAACTTATTCGACGACAAGTGTTATATTTTCAACGGGTCGAAATTCGTGACGGTTACAACTTGCACAACTAACAAAGGTCACAAAGGCACTGGAGTAGTTGAAGCGAACGTATGGAATTACGACGGTTATAAATTAGGACTGCACCGTGGTAAAACTCCAGCGGGATTACAAGTAAAAGGTTTTGCTTATCGTCGCGACTTTACAACAGACGGAAAGACGAACCCAACAACAGAAATAAAAAACGATATTCGAGGGTTTAACTTTCACGCTGCAACTCACAATCTTAAATCGACAATAGTAGTTAGTCAAATTGGCGGTTGGTCTGAAGGTTGCCTTGTATTCAACAACACACCTGAATACGTTAAGATTTTAAACCTATTTAAACCTCAAAGGACTTGGTCTTTCGTAATAATAGACGAGTTTGAAGCGGAATAAACACCGCTTTTTTTATTTACCTAACCTTTTTTTATGCGTAAACGATTATTCTTTGACATCGAAGTGAGTCCAAATATTGTCTTTTCGTGGCGTGCTGGTTATAAACTAAACATCGACCCTGACAACATTATCGAAGAACGTAAAATAATATGCGTATGTTGGAAATGGGAAGGCGAAGACGAGGTTCACTCTTTAACGTGGGACAAAAAGCAAAACGATAAGAAGCTACTCAAGGACTTTATCAAGGTACTCAATTCAGCGCACGAAATTGTCGGACATAACTCAGATAGGTTTGACACTAAATGGCTGCGCACACGAGCGATTATGCAAGGCGTTGATATGTTGGCTCACTATGTATCAATAGACACGCTTAAAAAGGCTAAAAACGGCTTCTATTTTAATTCTAATAAACTCGATTACTTGGGTAAGGTTTTACTTGGTCAAGGTAAACTTGAAAACGGAGGGTTCGACACGTGGCGAAAGATAGTTTTAGAAAAAGACGAAGACGCTTTAGAACGTATGGTTAACTATTGTAAAAAAGACGTTCAGATTTTAGAACAAGTTTATCATAAGTTAGAGCCTTACATTAAACCAACCCAACATTATGGTGTTGTATTTGGCGAAGAAAAATTTTCGTGTCCGCATTGTTCAAGCTATAATATAAAAGTTCATTCACGTTACGCAACCGCAGCGGGAACGATTAAATATCAAATGAGGTGTCGAAGTTGTCAAGGTGGAACGTTTATTTTTAATCAAAAGAACTTAACAGATTTATTAACACACCAATTAAAACAGAAAAATATTCATTAATTTAGCCCTATCTTGTTTTTTCGGTTAGGTTTGATGTAAGAAGGCGGTAGAAATACCGCTTTTTTTATGCTTATAACCTTAAATATTTATTTATTTTTTCAGTCTATAACCTTAATAAACATTGAAAAACTAAAAATAATTGAAAAAAATATTAAAATAATTGTTCACAATTAAAAAAGTTGTGTACATTTGCATATATCAATTAGCGAAAAAACAGAAATTATGAAAGACTTTTTAAAATTTGCACTCGCAGTTTATTTACTCGGTTTAATTATCGGAATTATTGAATCACTTTAAAAACAAGAAATTATGACAGAAAAACTAATCGGTTATCAATTAAAAGCAAGCCATTACGCTAGATTAATTGACCAAGCGCAAAGAGAAAACAAACAAATATTAGTTGACGTTTACACGGACTTACTCAACCAATATAACGTATTAATTAACCTTTGTATTAACAACCTTTAAAAACAAGAATTATGCATTATTTATTTAACAGAAAATTTGATTATTTTAAAACTTACTTAAACGACGAGTACGCCGAATTGGAAGTAAACGGTAAAATGTACCGAATTGACTTTGAGATTAAAAACTACACTTGCATTTATAGCAGTATGAAGTTCAACTTTATTAACGAGTTCTTTGATGATGTTATTCTTGAAAGCGAAGACTTAGAAAAACACGGTCTTAATTCAAAACTTATTGAATACATTCACGACGAAATAAACGACGAGATACGATTTTGGTTCGAACAAAACTATACCTACGACCCAGACGAAGACATTGAATTTTATTTAGAACAAAAACAACAATCATTTAATTATTAAGCTATGAAAAGAGGACCAAAACCAATAGACCCTAAAATTACAGAAGAAAAAATAAATAATGCTTTTAAAGAAACGTGTAGGTTAGTAAGTAAAGGGTTAACAATCCGAGAAGCCTTAAAATTTATCAATGTAGATAATAGATGGTTTTATAAACATTTATCAGAAAAACAATTATTAGAGTTAAAACAAGTTAAAACGGCTAACACCATTTATGGAGTTGGCTCAATATTTAAAAAGTAACTTATGAAAATTACACTTGAATTTGAAAACTATCAAGAAGCTGAAGTTCACTTAAGAGGTGATGAATATTTCAGCGCATTGCACGACTTTAAAAACTGGCTTCGCAACGAATGGAAACACGGAGACTACGAACAATATCAATTTGAGATGCTC